TATGGGTATATCATTGGATAATATAAAAGTCAAGGTAAATGTAAAGTTTACCTTGACAAATATAATTTATGATGTATAATAGTAACACTAATTGATAATAATATTAATTAAAATTGGAGAAGTAAATGAATACACGTGACGTAATACAAGATATTGTAAAACACACAGCAGGTCCCGCTGGATTTACAGCAGTTAAATTAACAAGTTCTGATACAGAAACAACACTTGACGCGATGAACGCAGATCGGACAGTTATCCTAAAGGGTAAACTTCATAATGCTGCACCTGAGTTTCAAGGTGAAATCGGTATGGGCAATCTAGGCTTCTTAGCAGGAGTTTCTGGTCTTGGTGCATATTCAACTCAATCAGAGAATGCAACTGTGACAGTGGTAACACGTGATCGCAATGGTGTTGAAACACCTGATCATTTGTTATTCAAAGATGGTGATGGTAATAAAGATCAGTATCGCTTTATGAGTAAAGAGATTATCGATCAAACATTAAAGACTGTTACATTCAAAGGTGTTGAATGGGATATCGCATTCGAACCTACCAAAGCGAAAGTAGCAGAATTACAACAAGTGGCTAGTATCTATGGCGACATTGAACCTAACTTTACTGTTAAGACAGAAGATGGTAACTTGGTTGTTACTGTTGGCGCAGCAGATGGTTCTTATACAGGCAAGCGTATCTTTGCAACCAATGTAAATGGTACATTATCACAAGGCTATGCATGGCCTCTATCACAAGTATTGGCTATCCTAAAATTGGGTATGTCTAGTTCATGTGTAATGCAAATCTCAGCACGTGGTGCCCTACAGATTTCAGTAGATTCTGGCATTGCTAAGTACGACTATATCCTTCCTGCTCTAACGGTGTAATTTATGACTAGTTTAACTGATACTAATGAAGATTATGCTGTATGGCTGCCTAGCATCAGTAATTTCTATAATAATATCATTACACGTTATCACCATCAGGGGGATGATTATTTTCCTCCTGAACGTATCCCTGTAGGTCTTGAGCATGGACTTGCAGGCTGTAATTTCTTAAAAGAAGATGATTCCTATTTCCAATATAAATGGGGATTGTATTCTATTGGACATGCACAGAGAGATGTGACTAAGACAGATAAGCGTGATATGATCATTCAACAACGTGATAGAAGTAAGACTTTTATCTTGGGTGATTCTGGTGGTTATCAAATCGTAACTGGTGTTATCAAATGTGATTGGAATAACTTTAAGTCTGATGATAGTTTACGCCACCAAGTTTTGAATTGGCTTGAGCATACCGCAGACTATAGTATGATTCTTGATGTTCCCACACTTGCAACATTGCCTCAGTATTCAGCAAAAAGTGGTATCAAAGACTTTGCACAGTGTCTTGATTATACCAAGTTCAATGCTGACTTCTTTGTAAAGAACAGAAAGTTTGAAACTAAATACTTAAACGTTATGCAAGGTATGAATGAGCAAGAATCTCGTGCATGGTATGATGCAGTTAAGCATTATCCATTTGAGGGTTGGGCATTTTCTGGCGCTTGTAAGTCAAACAAAATTGATATCTTATTGCGCAGACTAATTCAGATGCGTGACGATAAATTACTTGAACGTGGTGAACGTGATTTAGTTCATGTACTGGGTGTAGGTAAACTTGAACTTGCTGTAGTTTATACCGCAATTAAACGTGCATTACGTGAGCATGTAAATCCTGATATGGAATTTACATTTGATGCAGCATCACCATTCATTGGTGCATCTAAGGGTGAAATTTATGCTGAATCGATATACAAGAGTGATTCATTTAGGTTACAAACTGATCGATTCATTAATGATAAATCATTAAAGGGTAGTACAGTACGCTTACCTTATCGTTCCCCTATAGCAGATCGTTTAACGATGGGTGATATGTGTTATCAAGGCGTAGGTGCACTTGATAAGAACGGACAAGTGTCAAAGACAAGTTGGGATTCATTGACTTATATGTTGATGCAAGGTCACAACACCTATTCTCATATTGAATCTATTCAACGAGCAAATCGCTTTGCAGATTCTACGATGCCATTAATTGATACAGATCATAACTTATGGTCGCAAGTAAGTGGCAAGGGCAAAGCACGACAGATTGATGATCATATCCCAGTAGAAGTGGTTTATATGATCAATTTCATTGAGAAATTGTTTAAGAGCGAAAACCCTATGACAATGATCAATGAGGCTGAGAGTTTGTTTGCTACATTTAGTAGACAGAAATCAGTAAAGAACAGTGACGTATTATTCACTAATCTATTTCAGATGGGAGATGATGAAACTGTAGACTCTGACGAGGAAATCGAACAAGATACCTCAGAAGAATTTTTAGAAACATTAACTTAAATTAAACGGAGAAATCAACATGGCTAAGAAAATTAGACTTATTGACGACACAGTAGAAACTGTTGGTGATGCAGCAATTGCACCATTGACAGAATCACCGAAAGGTGATACAATTGGTTCTGCATTTTCAAAAGATGATGTAGAAAAACTTATGAAGACAGCAGAAGCAATCGATTGGAAATTATGGGAGTTGTTAAAATTTACCCAAAAATTTGAAGATGTGATGTTGCAATCCGCAACATCTTCGCAAGATTAATTACTAACTAACTGGTATTATTATGACCACAGAAAACGAAGCAACAACAACAACAACAACAACAAAAACAGCAGCACCTTATGCTAGTACTGCAAAGCCTCACGCTCCTCGTCTACCATCACTTTATATTAGTGGGTATTACACATTACACGACATTAAGTTTGATTTATTAAAAATCATTGAACCATATGATGGTTATATGTTCAATCGGAAAGATACTGAACATGTTCGTGGATTGTTTAATAACTTTCTAAGTGATCTAAGGCGTGCATACAAGTTGCGTGAATACAATATCTATACTACAGTGAAAGATAATTCTATTACATTCGATGTAACAGTAAAGATTCATAAAGATCGCGCAGTAAAGAAATTGAAAATCCACGTAGGTCGTTTGAACTACGTATCTCCAACTACAACTCACTCTTAGGAGTATAAGATGTCAGTATCAAGTAAAATTAAACAACGACTGACTGATGCCGAACATCGACATTGGGCTGGTGATAATATTTCAGAATATATCATGGATGGTGAACACGAAGAACTTATTGTAGAACTTACGGAAAAGTTTGAAGATGTTCTTAGTAGTTTAGTAATTGATATAGAAAATGATCCCAACTCACATGGTACTGGAAAGCGACTTGCTAAAATGTATGTTAAAGAATTAATGAGCGGGCGTTATTATCCTGCTCCTTCTGCTACTGCATTTCCAAACAATGGTGGTGATCCGTTTAAAGGTATGTTAGTGGTACGATCTGAAATTAAATCAATGTGTTCACATCATCATCAACCTGTAACTGGTGTTGTTTATATTGGCATCTTACCCGAAGATAAAGTAATTGGATTAAGTAAGTACACGCGCATTGCACAATGGTGTGCACGGCGCGGTACACTTCAAGAAGAACTTGCAAATGATATTGCACGTGAACTTGAGAAGGCTACCGAGACTAAGCATCTTGCAGTATATATTCAAGCCGAGCATGGCTGTTGTACCAATAGAGGCATTATGGCACATAGTTCGTTAACACAAACTACTGTACTTAAAGGTAACTTCTTTGAAAAAGCATCTGTAAAAGAAGAGTTCTTCGATAATATTAAAATGCAACAAGCACATGCACCGAGGTAGATTATGAATAAAAAAGTATATTATAGTTGGGAAGACGTTGAGCATATGCTTACGACAATCAATAATGAAATGGCTGCCGATGGTTGGCGCCCAGACTATATTGTGGGCATGTCACGTGGTGGTCTTGTACCAGCAGTGATGTTGAGTAACATGTCAGGTATTCCTATGCATCCATTAGATAAAGACGAGTCAAATCTTTGGATGTCTGAAGATGCATTTGGTTATGTATCTACGCCAGATTCTAATGAAATATCTGATGTATATGATGAAATAGTACCAGAGATTTCAGAAAATGTATTTGATCATCGTAAGAATATTTTGATTATTGATGATATCAATAATGTGGGTAGCACATTTGATTGGTTAAAATCTGATTGGACATCTTCGTGTATGCCTATGGATCATGATAGTTGGGATGATATTTGGCATGACAATGTTAGATTTGCATCATTAGTAGATAATGAAGCAAGTTTATTTGTCGATGTTGACTATGCAGCCGTAGAGATCAATAAAATAGAAAAGCCTGTATGGTGTGTGTTTCCTTGGGAAGCGGAGCGTGATTATGGCAACTAGAAATGTTACCACTTTTGCAGGACCGAATGCATCTCATATATGGATAGATGATGCAGCAGCGACTTACGCTGATAATACTACTATCAGTACTCTCACTAGTGGTAATAGTACTATTACTGGTGGATTCAGTGGCATTTACGAAAATAACGATATGACTGTTAATGGTGATCTTACTATCGCAGATGGTGGATCACTTTCAGTGCAAGTATCTGGTGAGTTAGTTGATGTATCTGAGAAATTATCTGAAACTGAAATGCTACTAGGTATAATGACTAACTTATTGGATACTCTTATCAAAGATAATCCTGGAATCACAAGTGCAAAATCTATTGAGGATTTAATGGATAAGCAAAAAATGATGAAAAAATTATCAAAATAGAAAGGCATTTATAATGAAAACACCAATTAGATATGCAGGCGGCAAGTCTAAAGCATACAATATCATAACAGAACAACTACCGACATTATCCTTACCAGAAAGGATTATATCTCCATTTATGGGTGGTGGTAGTTTAGAATCTCGTTGGTCGTCGGAACTTGGTGTAGAAGTAATTGGTTATGATATATTTGATGCACTTACTAATTTTTGGAATGTATTACTAACAGATTCAGATAGTCTTGCTGACAAACTTGCATTGTTGTCACCCACAAAGGACAAATACAAAGAAATAAAAGAAATACTTATCCAGTGGGATTACACGCAAGAAATGTTGTCTGAATGGAAAACAGACTATTATAAAAGAGATAGCATTACGTTAGATAATGTAACTGCCGCAGCATATTATTATCATAATCATAATTTGTCATACGGACCAATGTACTTAGGTTGGATGTCTAAAATATATGAAAGTCAAGATAAATGGAACAATGCAATTAAACGTATAAGAGAATATAAGAATCCAAATCTTACAGTTCACAAGGGTACGTTTGATGAAGTGATACCAAATCACACGAATGATTTTTTATATCTTGATCCACCATATTATCTTGACAAAGATAAAGATAATAAAATGTTTAAGGGGTTATATCCGAATGCTAACATTGCAGTACATCATAAAGGATTTGATCATGAACAACTGAGAGATTTATTGCATAATCATAAGGGTAATTTTATCTTATCGTATAATGATTGCGAGACAATTCGTGAATATTACAAAGATTTTGAAATATTATATCCTAAATGGCATAACTCTTATGCGTATAATACTGATAAAGGCGGCAATGCTGAACGTAAATCAAAAGAAAGTCATGAAATTTTAATTTGTAAAAAATGATGAAGAAATTATCAAAATAGAGTTGACACGTAATGATTCTTGCTGTATACTTAATGAGTAATGTAATTAAACAAAGTTAATTAAACCGTGAGAATATTATGATTAAATTCAAAAAAACAATAACTGCCTTATCAGTCGCAATGGCTATTGGCATTACAGCAGTCCCCACACAGGCGGAAGCAGCGCCTCGTTCAGTATATGATTATGCGTCTAAAATCACCAATCATACTTCACAAGTCAAATTCATAAACAAGATGATTAGAAGTTATGCTCGTACCTCTAAAGTATACAGTAATATGATTGACAAATATGGCGCACGTTACGGACATTATTCTTGGTTCAAACCTATTATTCAAAATCATGCATTCTATCAAGCAGAAATGAAGAAATACACAAACTTATTAAATTCTATTCAAGATGTAGTGGTAGCAGTAACCATTTTAAACACGGCTACTCATGTTGAACCATATGTACAAACTAGAAAGAGTAAGCCCGAATTAATATCGTCTACTGATACAGTTGAACAAGAAACTGATGCGGGAATGATATATGAATATGCAGTACTAACTAAGGTAATGGAAACCATTACTACTGTTCGTACATTTGAAATGACTGTTACTGTCACATCGTTCAGCGATGGTTCAAAAGATAGTAGACGCAAAGCAAAACTAGTAGATACTAAGATTACGCCTAATCGTGAAACAACTCGTGATCGTGAATTAATTCGTAGTTATTCAGTTCCTGTAATTGAACCGCCAACACAAGTAGCAGACGTTGATACAGGTACAAAGACAGTTGCTATATTGACTGTTGAAGAATACCTTGCTCGTGATGATGTTGATTATGCTGTTACAGAAACTTATCGTCAAGCAGCATGGAATACAAGTGCAGGAACCAATCAAAATTATATTGATCGTGAAAGTGGTTTAGCGCCATATGCTAGTTCATTGGTAGATATTGGTGCACCACAGGCATGGGCACGTGGTTGGACAGGCAAGGGATCTATCATAGGTATTGTGGATTCTGGTATCGATTTAGATCATAGTGAGTTCGATGGGAAGATTATTGACGCACTATGTTTCACTCGTTCATGTGATCTTGGTTACGAATCAGTAGACGATATTACACGAGTTAGTCACGGAACACACATTGCTGGTATTGCAGCAGCAAGTTTAGACGGAGTTGGTACAACTGGTGTTGCACCTGATGCAAAACTATTAATTGCAAAGGCAACAATAGGAACATATGGTTCAATCGATTTCGGTGCAATTGCAAAAGGTGTTGCATGGGCTGCATCTAATGGTGCTGATGCAATCAACGTAAGTTCTAACTACAGGGTTGATAATACATACAAGAATAGTATTGTGTCGGTAGAGTCTGGTGTTTATCGTTCAACCGATACACGTGGTAGAAATGGATTATCTTACGATAAAGATGGATATTCTTTTCTTCTAGTTGACACATTTGCCCAAAACTTAAAACAGGCAATGCAAGATACAGAAGCAGTGTTAGTTGCAGCAGCAGGCAACCAACGTTTAGATTACAGTACTTTCCCAGCACATTATGCAGTACTTGAAAATGAAGATGGTACATTAGCAATGGATGGTCGTGTGATCGTTGCTGGTAGTTATGACGTAAGAAATAATACAATTGCTAGTTATAGTAACAAAGCAGGCACTATGTGTTTCGATTTCAATGAGACTACCAACAAGTGTAATACTGATTATCGCGTCAGTGATTTCTATTTGATGGCTCCAGGTTCGTCAGTTGCTTCAACTGATAAAGATGGTGAGTATCGCTTGAATAGTGGTACATCAATGTCAGCCCCAATGATTTCGGGTGCTATTGCTGTGATCAAGCAGATGTGGCCCCACATGAAAGGTCAGAATCTTGCTAAGTTACTATTGAATACTGGCAATAAAGATATTCCTAACTATGATGTTAACGTGCATGGTCAAGGTCTACTAGATTTAGCAGCAGCAACTTCGCCACAAGGCGCGATTGGTATTCCTACAACAGGTCGTGTTGAAGGTAATAAGACTATCATGGCAAACGCTGGTACTACTAGTCTGTCAGGTGGTACTATCTCAGCATTCTCAACAATGATGGTAGTTGATGATTATGATCGTGACTTCTACGTAGATGGTAATGATTTAATTGGAAGCATTGATACTCGTACAGTTCACACAACCAAAGCAGCCCAAAGTGGGAACACTTTCGATCAGTATTCAGGCTATGCGAATGGCATTCGTTTATCTTCGCAGGGACTTGATTACAGTATCAGTGATGATGGTGGTCATGTTTCTGCTACAGTGAATAATGTTACAGTTGGTGCATTGGTTGAGAACAAAACATTCTTAGGAAATTATGCAGATAGTATGCTGATGAATGTCGATGGTTCTAATACATTGTACATGGGTTATAATGCCGAATTTGAAACCAATAGTGTGACTTATTTTGGTGCAGCAAATGTTGGTGTAACCGCATTAAATGTTGACAGTACAGCAATGATGAAATCTTCAAGTTCATTATTAAGTAACTCAGCATCACTAGGAGCAAAGGTTAAAACCGATATTGGTACATTCGGACTTGTTGCAGCACTGCCAGTAGCAATTTCAAATGGTTCGGCAAACTTTGATGTAGCATCATCAGTGTCAAACAGTGGTGAAATTTTGACTAATAATATGTCAAGTTCATTAGCAGCAGATGCACGCGAATATAATATGGGAGCGTTCTATAATACTAGTCTAACCGAAGATGTTGGTCTTAAAATGTTTGCAGAAGCACGCAACAATTACACAGGCACAGCAGGACTATATCAGATGGAAGCAGGTGTGACGTTAAATGGCACATTCTAATATAGAATAACAATAACAATAGGGGACGCAATGCGTCCCTTAGTCATGAGAGCAGTACAATGGATAATGAACAGATAGTAGGATTCACATGTAGCACGTTTGACTTATGTCACTCTGGGCATATACAAATGTTACGTGATGCTAAAGATCAATGTGATTATTTAATATGTGGTTTACAAATAGATCCTACGATTGATAGAGCAGATAAGAATGCTCCTATACAGACAGTGGTAGAACGATATGCGCAGTTGCAAGCAGTAAAGTATGTAGATGAAATCATACCATATTCTACAGAGCAAGACCTAGAAGATATATTAGAGATGTATAGTATTGATATTCGTATTTTGGGTGAAGAATATAGAAACAAAGAATTCACTGGTAAAGATATATGTAGTAGACGTAGTATACAGTTATTTTTTAACAACCGTGATCATCGGTTCTCAAGTAGTGGGTTACGTCAGCGTGTGTCAGATCGTCAACAATCAAACAAGAAGAAATAGACTATGAAAATTAAAATTGGAAATTACCCTAGTCGGTTAACATGTGATATACATACAAGACATATGGAAAAGAAGTATGGGTTTATGTATGCTGATATTAATAACGCACCCACTCGCTTTGATAACTTTGTAGAAGTTATTGAAGATAGGATGCAAAGTGTGTACAATGTGTTTAACTGGGTATGGTTTGATAGACGCAAGCGGAAGATTAATGTACACATAGACAGATGGGATACGTGGAGCATGGATAATACGATTGCTCATATTATCTTGCCTATGCTTGTGCAACTTAAAAGAGATAAACATTGCGCACCTAATGTGTCTAACGCAGATGTACCTAAAGAACTACGGGCTAGTAAGAAGCAGATCAAATCATATGGCAAAGGTAAAACAGATACAAAGTACTTTAAGCGTTGGGATTGGATACTAGATGAAATGATTTGGGCGTTCAATCAAAAGTGTCGTGATGATTGGGAAAGTGATTACTACAATTATGAAGAAGATGATACAGCACAATTTGGATTGAAACTTGTATGGGAAGATAGAGAGGGACAAAACGCACATCAATTACGCATGTCAAATGGATTCCGTTTGTTTGGTGTATACTTTGAAAATCTATGGGATTGATATGAAGAATACAGCAATTAGGGGTCGTTATAAACCTAAGAATAAAAACAAGTATAATGGCAACATTAAAAAAATAACATATCGATCTATGTGGGAAAGGAGATTTATGTTATATTGTGATCGTTCTCCCAACATTATTAAATGGTGTTCTGAAGAATTACACATCCCATATGTTTCCCCAAAAGATGATAAGTGGCATAATTATTATCCAGATTTTACTGTTTCTCTCGCTGATGGAAGAACGATAGTTGTTGAAATTAAGCCTCATTATCAAACTAATTGGAATGTGAATAAGTCAAAGTGGAAAGCAGCAAGAGTATACTGTGATGATAATTCATATGAATTTGTTGTATTAACTGAGAAGGAATTATTTTGAGTTTAAAAATTTCAATAAGAAATCGAATATATAAAGATGAAGATATATATGTGTGTGTCGCATGTGATGGTATGTACACAATAGAAATGATAGATGCACATCTTGAAACGTGCAAGAATATGGATGCCTTTTTAGCCAAACGTGCAGCAGACGCAGAAGAAGAAGATGAATCAAGTGAAGAAGATGAATCAAGTGAAGAAGATGAATCAAGTGAAGAAGATGAATAAAAAACGCAGTCTAGCAGAATTAGATAATATTATAGACGAAATTATTTCCCATAATCCTGAATGGGTTAAAGAAATTGACAAAATAATTAAGGAACAGTTAGATGAAGATTCGGAAACGAAAGATATTTAGGTATGTAATAGATACATCTGATGCAATTAATTTTTGGTTTCAAGATAAGTTTAACTTGAATCCTAAACGAACAGTGTTAGAAAAGAAACAAGACTTAGTAACATTAAAAGAATTAGATGCTACCATTGGCAAATCGTTAGGCATAAAATAAAAGAGATAGTTTATGAATAAAGAACAAATAAAAGAATTGATGGTTATCACAGCAGAAGAATGTGGTGAATTGACACAGGCGTGTTGTAAGATATATCGCTGGGATATAGACAGTATCTATGCAGATGGTTCAAACAGACAAAGGTTGATTGATGAAGCAGGCGATGTTATGGCGATGATTTCTTTAATGGTTGAAAATGATCTATTGACAGAAAAAGAATTAGATGATAGAATACATTATAAGAAATGTAAATTAAAAGAGTGGAGTAGTTTGTTTGATGAAACTTAGATACAGTGAAGCATTTTATTCACTTCAAGGTGAAGGTAAATTCGTAGGCGTACCTAGTGTATTCTTGCGTACTTTTGGTTGTAATTTTAGATGCAAATCGTTCTCAATGTCAAGTGAAGAACGTGAGGCTGTTAAAGACGAGCGATACAACCCAGAAGTAAAGAAATTGATTGAAGATGGTGTACATATAAAGGCTACGCTATTAGAAGACTTGCCTATCATTCATACAGGATGTGACACATACGCAAGCATCTATCCTGAGTTCAAGCATTTGATGTTTGATAGAACAGTAGATGAAGTAGTTGATCACTTATTATCGTTAACACCAAATGGTAAGTGGACTATGGATAACGGACAAGACATTCATCTAGTGATTACTGGTGGTGAGCCGTTGTTAGCATGGCAACGTATGTATGTGGAATTACTAGAACATGCACGTATGAAAGACTTGTGTAATATTACGTTTGAAACAAATACAACGCAATTGTTACATGATGATTTCTATGAATACTTAGAAAATAAAGATACGTTAAAAGTTACATGGAGTTGTTCACCTAAATTATCTGTTAGTGGCGAAGTGAGAGAAGATGCTATTAAGACTGATGTTGCAGCACAGTATATGAGTGTCGCAGATAGCAATTTCTATCTCAAATTTGTAGTATCAAATGCAGCAGATGTTGATGAAGTAGATGAAGTAGTCGCAGAGTATCGCAAGAGTTATGTTAATTGTCCTGTGTATCTGATGCCGATTGGTGGTCGTTCAGAAGAGTACAATCTATCAGTACAAGATATTGCACAGTTAGCATTAGACAAAGGTTATAGATTTAGCCCAAGATTGCACATAGATTTATATGGTAATAATTGGGGCACATAAATATTACAAGTATTTAAATGGAGAATTATGAATAATTATATTTTTACAAGTGAAAGTGTTAGTGAAGGTCATCCAGACAAAGTCGCAGATCAGATTTCAGATGCGTTAGTTGATGCAGGTTTCAAATCAGGTAATGAAACAACTCGTATTGCAATTGAAACATTGGTAACTACCAATATGGTTACAGTAGCAGGAGAAGTCAAAAATTTCAATTTAACCACAGAAGAAGTAGAACAGGTAATTCGTGATACTGTTTGTAAAATTGGTTATGAGCAAGAAGGTTTTAATTGGAAAACTCTACAGATACATAATGTTATTCATTCACAAAGTGATGATATTGCACTAGGTACAGATGATTTTGGTGCAGGCGATCAAGGTATCATGTTTGGTTATGCATGTAATGACAATGATGCATATCTACCAGCACCGATTTATTATTCACATGAAATTCTAAAACGATTAAAGCAAGTAAAAGAAGCAGAATCATTCGATAAAGTATTAGGTCCTGATGCTAAGGCACAAGTGTCAGTCAAATATATTGACAATAAAGTATCTCGTATTGATCAGGTAGTTATTTCAACACAGCATGTCGATGGTCGTTACCAAGATGCGTGTGATATTGCTAGACATGTAGGCGATATTGTATTGCATGGTTTAATTGATAAAGATACTGTGTGGCATATCAATCCTACAGGTAATTTTGTTATTGGTGGACCCGATGGTGACACTGGACTCACTGGTCGTAAGATCATTGTAGATACCTATGGTGGTTTTGCTCCGCATGGTGGTGGTGCATTTAGTGGTAAAGATCCTACTAAAGTAGATCGTAGTGCAGCATACATGTCGCGTTGGTTGGCAAAGAATGTGGTGGCAAGTGGTTGGACTACATGGTGTCAGATTCAATTGAGTTATGCTATAGGTGTTAAAGAACCTACTAGTATATACATTCATAGTGATGGTGACAATAGTAAAATTGAGTCATTCATTCGTGAAAATATTGATTTAACACCAAAGGGTATTATTGATAGATTTGATTTATTTAACTTTAATGAGTATAGCAAGAACTGTGTTTATGGTCATTTTGGAAACAAAAATGTCCCATGGGAAAAGATAGGTTGGGAATAGTTCTCAATCTATAATAGTATAATATAAAAAGAGGTAGTAATGTTTAAATTTTTAAAACAGTTATTTAGCAGTTCATCTAGTGGTTCTGATGTAACTACTAAAGAGAAAGCAACCGCAAGAAATGAACCATATGTCAATGTTGTGAAAGTGAATATTGATAAAGATAAGCCTTCTGATGGATATTTTGAACTAGAATGGAATCAAGTATTCATTCGTCAATTGATGGATGCTGGTTATTCTGGTGAAAATGAAGAAGAAATTATTGATCAATGGTTTACTGCATTATGTAGTAGTGTCTCTGAGCAAGAATATTAATATCATAAATCCCTTGACAACCCGATTACAATACTGTATAATTAGTTTATTATATTGAATCATAGAGAAGACAAGAAATGAGTAATACATATCTTTTAGTAGACGCAATGCACATGTTTCACCGAGCAAAGCACGTAGTACGTGGTGACGATATGAGCATGAAGATTGGAATGGCATTCCATATTATGTTTAATAGTATCAACAAAGTATGGCGTGAGCAGAACGGCACGCATGTAGTAATGTGCTTAGAGGGGCGTAGTTGGCGTAAAGACTTCTATGCACCTTACAAGCGTAATCGTGCTGAACTACGTGCAAAGAAGTCGGTACAAGAACAGCGTGACGATAGTGAGTTCTTTGAAGCATATGAACATTTTCAAGATTTCGTAACTAACAAAACAAATATGACTTGTCTTCGTCATGAAGAATGTGAGGCTGATGATTTTGTTGCTCGTTGGATTCAGAATCATCCTGATGATAAGCATGTAATTGTAAGTGGTGATTCAGATTTCTATCAATTGCTTGCACCAAATGTTACTCAATACAATGGTATCACTGACAACTTAATCAGGTTAGATGGTATTGTAGATGGTAATGGTCGTCCTGTTAAAGACAAGAAGACTAATGAGCAAAAGATGCCTGGTGATCCTAAATGGTTATTGTTTGAAAAGTGTGTGCGTGGTGATACCGCAGACAACATCTTTAGTGCATATCCTGGCGTGCGCAAGAAAGGTAGTAAAAATAAGATTGGTCTAGAAGAAGCATTTGCTGATAAAGAAACACAAGGTTTCAATTGGAACAACTTTATGTTGCAGCGTTGGACCGATCATAATGGTGATGAACATCGTGTACTTGATGATTATACACGCAATCTAGCATTAATTGATTTGACTGCGCAGCCTGACAATATCAAAGAAGCATTAGATGGTGCTATTGTTGAGCAAGTTCAGACTCCTGCAATTGGTCAAGTTGGATTACATTTTATGAAATTCTGTGGTCAGTGGGATCTTGAACGTATTGGACAAGATGCAACGACTCATGCGATTTATTTGGCTGCCGCTTATAAATAATTGATTAATTAACCTGTTAAGTGTCTCTATTTTATTCTTATACGATAAATAACATAGTATATAATGAATAATACGAAGTACCATATGGAGACATTTAACAGAAATGGCAAGACCGAAACCAACGATAATAGTAGAATACGTAGATAGGAATTACAACGCAGAGCAGATATTGAAAGCAGATGCAGTGTATGCAGTATACTATAATGGTTCTCCTATTAATCTAAGATCATTGAATACATTGATCGATTATCCAGGACCAAAATATAAGAAGTCAAGTTTCCAAAATAGTGGACATGCATTCAATTTGTCTGATAGATTAAATATACTATTTAAAAGCAACTTATTTACCGTAGTTAAATTGACAGAAGGCGAAACTATTACTCGTGGAGAAATATAGTGTTGATGTAATGCAAGCACATATTGTTGCTAATTTAAATGAGGTATCTTCCGTTAAACTGACGAATTTAGATATCTTTTATAATAAATTTACAGTACGATTAACTTCGCATGGAAAAAATAGATGTGTTAAACTATATGATAAGTGGGAATTTGTTTTAGAATCAGATTTCAATTCTGGACAACTTATTGATCTATTCAGAAAAATGAGTTTTCCATATTATCTTAGTCGTTCTAAATTGATTCTGTTTTCAGAAGAAGATGCATTCATGGCAAAGTTAGCAGGTATAGATACTTGGCTAGAAGGTAAACAAACTTAACTTATAAAGACAACTTTAGTTGTCTTTTTTTATGGACTTAATTTATTAATAATATTAGTAGTTAATTCATAAATAGATGTAGTTAAGGAGAAGATATTTATTATGAACTTATTACAGAATGTTACCTTTAAAGTTGCTCTAGTGATTTTAGTGGGACTCGTGTCATTTACCAACGTTACACATGCAGCAGTAATTGAAACTGCATCGACAAGTAACAGTACAGTTACAACAAACGGAACTAATACAACAACAGTCAAAAGTCCACCACCTAGTGCAATCAGTCCAGGCATTAATGCTAGTAATAGTGATTTATGTACAGTAGGTGTATCAGGCGCAGTACAGACACAGATACTTGGTATCAGTGGAGGCAACACAGTACGTGATATGAACTGTGAGCGATTAAAATTATCCAAAACAATTTATGATATGGGTATGAAGGTAGCCGCTGTTAGTGTTATGTGTCAAGACCAACGAATATTTGACGCTATGGAAATGGCGGGAACACCTTGTCCTTTCTTGGGAGCAATTGGCACAGAAGCCCAAGAGCAGTGGGATAGAAAGCCAGAATTGCAACCAGCAAATATAAAGGAAAACGAAAAAGATGATAATTTTAAAACAATTGGTGGTATTCTTTTGTTTCTGCTTTTTCTTATCTAATAGCGTTTTCGCAGAAACTGACAATGGTGATGGTTCATTCACCACTGATCCAGGAACTACGGACTACGCTGATGGTTTTATAACAGGTAATTGTGCTGCTGGGGAAAGCAGTGCAATGGTGATCAGTAATACACATGTTTCGTTCGGCACATGTTATAACACATTCGCTATCAGTACAGCCATCAATGAAGTACTCACAAACGAAGGAATCAGTGTAGACAAGATACATTATAAATGGTTATACATGAATGGTTGCTTTAATACATCAACTTCCGATGGTGTTCAAAAAGATTGGTGTAATCAAAATTTAGAAAATCGAGTAAACTTACAAACTGGTGAAATACTAGATAGCGAATGGGCTGAACAATTTGATATACTTACAGTTGAAGTAGAGATAACAGACTCAAGCGGTAATATAATTGAAACTAGGACATACTCATACGACACTTGGTATGATTGGATGAATCCAAACTCATATAGTGATAGTGAAGAAGCATCAGACATTGATGGTGATGGAGTGGTGGAATACTGGCAAGTAGAAGAAGATTTTATTCAACTGTATGATCACACACATGGTGTTGGTAGTATATACACACCAGAAAGTTTAGGTTCTGCAACATTTAGAGTATCATCAAAAGATGGTGGTATGTGGGATGGTAACTATGGTCCAAACATACGTTCTGGTGGTATATGGTTTACATATCGTGCTAATCCTTGTGCACAAACCGCAATGTACGATCCAAGTTGTTCGGGTTATGCAGAAGCAGTAGCAACATACGAATATGACAACAATTGCAGTGCAAATGCTGCATATGATCCTGGTTGTCCTGGCTATGCTGACGCAGTTTATTATAATGATCAGTGCACCGCAGATGCAACATATGATGCAGGTTGTCCTGGATATGCTGATGCGTATTATGATCAACAATGTAGTGCAAATAGTCAATACGATAGCGGTTGTTCTGGCTATGAGAATGAAAAATCCACCGAACCAGGCATGAATGTGAGTGGACAAGGCAGTGATTATATATTTATATACAGAGGAAACAATCCGGATGTGTTTGACATACTAGTTGCGGACTTAGGTAATATTACAAACTGGGTGTGGGACTGCGAGAAAAGACATGGTGCAAGCGATGGTGACGAATGTCCTGGCACACTACACGGTAAAATCAAAGATGCAACCCTTAATGGTGATTACTTATTTTTATATACAACTGACATAGATGATAACATTGTATGGCCAGATTCTGGCAGATGGTATTCATTTGCTGAGTTTGATTATTGGACAGAACAATGTTCGACAGATGCAACTTGGCATGATAGTTGTAGTGTATACACTTCACAGCAATATGACGAAAGTTGCAGTGTTGACCCAACATACGATGCAAAATGTCCTGGATATGCGTCAGCGCATCACGATCAACAATGCAGTGCTAATGCGATGTATGATTCTAGTTGTCCAGGATATTCAAGTGCATATGAGAGTTACCAGTGTGAACAGAATTCATTATACAGCAGCAGTTGTAGCGGATATGAAGAAGCATATTATAATTACCAGTGCAGTGCCAATTCATTGTATGACAGTGCTTGTCCTGGATATGATACAGCATATTACAACCAACAGTGCAGTTCTAATGCATTATATGATAGTGGTTGTGCAGGGTATGATACGGCATATTACAACCAACAGTGCAGTTCTAATGCATTATATGATAGTGGTTGTGCAGGGTATGATACGGCATATTACAACCAACAGTGCAGTGCAGATGCATTATATGATAGTGGTTGTCCAGGATATGAAACAGCATATTACAACCAACAGTGCAGTGCAGATGCATTATATGACAGCGCATGTCCAGGATACGCAACAGCGTATTATAATCAACAGTGTACAATAAGTCCGTTGTATGATAGTGGGTGCATAGGATACGATTCAGCATATCTTGGACAACAGTGTACAATAAGTACATTATACAGTACAGAATGTCCAGGATATGAGACAGCATATATGGATTACCAGTGCGGACTTGATGCTACTTACGACAGTTCATGTACTGGATACGCAGATGCTTATTTACTACAGCAATGTAATCTAAATACATTATATGATATGCGTTGTACAGGATATGCTGATGCATATTTTGATCAGCAATGCTTACAGAATCCACAATATGATACACAGTGCAATGGGTATGTTGCAGAAGTAACCGAATCACCAACATCAACTCCCATAGTAGAAGGAACAGGAACTGGTGATGCAGTGATTGATAGTATTATTGCAGCACCAATTATCATCGTTATGCCAATAGAAATAGTACAACCAGCACCAGTTGAAGTTGAACCAATAGTTGCAGCGCCTGTTCCCATAATACCAACGATACAACTAGAAATAGCAACGGGTGCACCAGCCGAAACAACAGAACAATTGGAAATTGCAATTGAGCAAGAGATTGCAGCAGAGTTGAATATTGAAGTAGATGTCGAAGTAACCGAACCAGAAGCAGTGGTAGAGACAATTGAAGAAGAAATAGTCGATGAACCCATTGTTGAAGAAGTTGTTGAAGAAGTTGTTGAAGAAGTTGTTGAAGAAGTTGTTGAAGAAGAAATAGTTGAAGAAGTTGTTGAAGAAGTTGTTGAAGAAGTTGTTGAAGAAGTTGTTGAAGAAGAAATAGTTGAAGAAGTTGTTGAAAAAGAAGTAATTGAGCCTGTAGTTAAGAAGAAAGTAGTTAAGAAGATGACAAAGGCAGAAAAACAGAAAGCCAAAGTGAAGAAGATGAAAGAAATTATTAAAAAGAAGTTAGCAAAATTAGCAATTGTAATGGGTGAAGCACAGTCATTGTCTGATCAGAGAGCATTACAAGCACAAATAAGTGCATTGATTAACTTTGTTCCAGGCTTTAGTGCTTACGGACAACGAGCAATCCCCGGAGTTGATTTTTACACATCAACAGGTATTTACAAAGATAAAAAAGTTCCTGAGAACCAACGAGGATTATTAAATGGTCTTGCAAGTCAGATACTTCATGAGAAGATGGTAGACCAACAATACGAGAAAATAGAAGATGAGTGAAAAAACAACAGTAGAAGTAGGTGGAGTTAAGTTTACAGGTGGAAAGATATTCCTGTTACTAACAGTATTAAGCACAATGGGTGGTGCAGCGTGGGGTGGATTTGAATTCTACAACGACTATAGAAATATGAAGGCTAAGATTGAAAGTTATAAAGCACCCGATCTAAGTGGTTTTGACAAGGATTTAGCAGTACAACGTGAGAGATTCGCTATTGTTGATGCCCACATGGAATTTGTCAGTAAAGAGATTACATTATTCAAAGAAGAAATAGGCATGATCAAAGAAATTAATGATGAACATTATCAATCACTGAAGGATCTAAAACAAACTATGCGCGATGATATCAATCGTCAAGAAAAGATTATCGATAAAGTAGAAGATGAAGTGCAAAAAACCGAATACGATGTGCGTCAGTTAATCGAAGTTGCAGATGGCAGGTTTGAAAACAAACGAAGCCAACTACAGTCAGACTATGAACAGAAAGCAGATAGTATTCGTAAAGACACTGAACGCAAGTTAAAGGAACTTGAGGCTAGACTAAACAAACGTTTACAACGTGCATTAGATAATCCACTAGCACAGTAAGTGCTTGACATATATCTATGTTTAATGTATACTAGATAGATAACAGAGAGTAGTGATGTAATGAAGAAAAAGTTTAAAGAAGCATACATGGACACCGCAGTACGATTTGCTGAATTGAGCCATGCTGTCCGATTGAAGGTAGGTGCTATTATTGTCAAAGATGATAGAATTATATCAATTGGATTTAACGGGACTCCTAGTGGTTGGGATAATAACTGTGAATATTTACCAGAGAGAGCGGGTCAACTTAATATGGACAATACGCTAGATGAAAGTAAATGGTATGATAGTTCCAAAAATGCGAGTTTGCTTAAAACAAAACCAGAGGTATTGCATGCAGAAATGAATGCTATTTCAAAGATTGCAAAAACCACTGAATCGGCAGACGGTGCAACCATGTTCGTAACACATCAACCATGTATGCATTGTGCGAAGATAATATATCAATCTGGTATTTCCGCAGTGTACTATCGTAATGAATATCGTGATCCGTCTGGTACACAATTTCTAGAGAAGTGTGGCATTGTAGTTGATAAGATTGAAGTAAGTTAACAAGGAAAGAATGCATAATTATGAGCAAAGTTACCGATGAACAGTTAGAAGAATTCGAAATTATGTTTGGTGAGGAGTTGCCAGGCTATGTGCATGAACCAATAAAATTCATGTACTATTGGAATATGTATTTACAAGTAAAAAATAATGAAGAATTTATCAAAAACACTTGACACCACCTGAGATTTATAGTATAATTATTACATAAGTTAATTTCATAGGTAAAAGATATGTCTACAGCAGTAGCAGAAAAGTTAGAAGTATGTCCTAAAATGTCAATACGTGTTCGTGAGCGTATTACTAAGTCACGTGTTCGCTTTCTATTAACTAGACCTTTCTATGGTACACTAGCAGCACGATTAGTTCTTACTGAGGCTAATTATATGCCTACAGCAGCAACCGATGGTCGTCGTTTGTTATACAATGTCGAGTTTGTCGATAAATTATCTGATTCAGAACTAGATTTCTTGGTAGCACACGAAGTATTGCATTGTGTGTATGATCATATGCAAGCACGAGGTGATCGTAATCCTCAAGTATATAATGCTGCATGTGATTACAATATAAATCTTACACTAGTTGATAACAAGATTGGTACTATTATCGGTTCTGATAAATTAGGTGGTGGTGAGCCTTGTTATGATACTAAGTATCGTGATATGAGTAGTTATGAAATCTATGAAAAGTTGATGGAAGATAGCGATAATAAAAATTATAGCATATCACCTGATGGTACTATTACTGACGAAGATGGTAATGTAGTTGGTAATATATCGGGCATGGATGTTCATTTGGAAGCCGCTCAAGGTGATGAAAATGGCAATGATGCGAATGGTAATCCTGTTGATGGTATGTCAGCAGATGAACGTAAAGCATTACAGGATGAAATTAAGCAAGCCGTGATCAATGCTGCACAGTCAGCAGGCGATGAAGTGCCTGATGATATCAAGCGAATGATTGGCGAGTTAACAACGCCTAAGATGGATTGGCGCGATGTGTTACGTACTCAGTTAGAAAGTTCATTGAAGCGTGATTTCACATTCATGCGTCCTAGCAAGCGTTCTGGTGAAGTTATCTTCCCAGGCATGTCACGTGATGAAGAATTGAAAGTGACAGTTGCTATTGATACTTCTGGTAGTATTGGTACAGAAATGTTGCGTGATTTTGTTAGTGAAGTACAAGGCATCATGGATCAGTATGCAGATTATGAAGTAACTATCATGCAGTTTGACACTGGTGTGTATGGTGTTGAAGTATTTACAGCAGAAGGTGGCGAAGACATCTCTGAGTATGAGATTCGTGGTGGTGGTGGTACTGATTTCGATGCAGTATGGAATTATATGAAAGAAAACGAGATGGAACCTGATCAGTTGATTATGTTCACAGATGGTTATCCATTTGGCTCTTGGGGTGATGAAGATTATTGTGATACATTGTTTGTAATTCATGGTGATACTGAGCGCCGTTTACAATCACCATTTGGAGTTACAATTCACTATGACGTATAGTGTAAAGGTTATAAATAATGCAGGTAGTTTAAGTGAAAGTGACTTAACACTACTTGCAGGTACGGATATCATTCTGTCTATGCTGCGAAATCGCATACTTGTTTTGATCGAAAAGAAACAAGTATGCGACTGGAGTAATTTAACAGAAGGTATGATTGGATTGTACTATATTAGAACAATTGATCAAAATAGTAATTTATTTCAATTATGGTTTGAGTCAACAGACGACTTGGGCACTTTTGAAAAGAATTTAACAATGGCGAAGATCGCTGGCACTGTTTACGAACAGTAAACCTAATTTATCTATAATAGATAAATAAACATAGTAGTTAATAAGTAACTACTTTATTTAAAATAAAAGGAAATAACAATGACCGAAGCAACACAAGCAGTAGAAGCAGAAGCAGTAGAAGCACCAACACTAACATTGCACGACTTAACGTTAACTGCAAATATTATCGATTTGTCAGTACAGCGTGGAGCATTTAAAGGTGCAGAAGCAGAGCAAGTTGGACAGATGTTCAATCGTTTAGTAGCGATTATTAAATCTATCGCACCGCCAGCAGACGAATCAGCAGACGAATCAGCAGAAGTGGAATCAGAAGGCGAGGGTTAATCTCATGGCCACAAATAATCTAAAGCATGTTGGTCAATTGATCAACACACAGCGTAGAGTTGTTGTTATGTTTCGTGAAATCCCAGATGATGAAAATCATTGTCTAGTAGTTGATACTGATGCATTAGTAGATTGGATGCATGATGATGTTATTAATGCAGTAGAATCTCCCGGTGCACAAGCATCTATTGATTTTTCTGAATTTGCTCAACGTAGAGTATTAACAGATGGTACTAATATGCTACAACAGTTGCATGCAACAGGTTTGCTACAAAAACAAAAATCGTCTAATGTGATGATGACTCCAAATCGTGAATCTCAGATTCGTTTGGACGAGTTGAATAAAATCATTCGTGAACAGACAGGAAAGAAAGCGGTAGAAGTCGCTACTGAGCCTACTGCACCTAGTGTAGTATCAGAGTCTGTAAATAATGATGTCATTGACGATACCATGATTGCAACGAACATGATTGCACAAGCAAAACAGTTTGAAGACGAAGCAGCATTATTGCGCGAAAGTGCATATGCAATGTCACCAGAACTTAAACCAAAACGTGGCCGTCCTGCTGCTAAAAAATCAGCAACTGCATAATTAAATCATGACTGGGAGTAATACAATAAACGATGAACCTACCGCATTTATATTTGATGTCGGTGGTACACTTACTCCCAGTCGTTCTTTAATTGATCCTGAATTTGAATCATGGTTAGTAGATTTTTGTACTCATAATGATGTATATATTGTCACTAGCAGTGATCATTCCAACACACTAGAACAACTAAACATCACATTGTATGATCTCGTAGTTAAAGCATATCAATGTAGTGGTAATAGTGTATGGAATAACAATATTCAACTTGAATGCAATGAATGGACACTTAATAGAGAAGCGAGAGTATTTCTTAACGACAAATTAGAGCAATCTAATTTTAATATTAAGAAAGGTATACATATTGAAGATCGTACAGGAATGGCGAATTTCAGTATAGTAGGTAGAGGTGCAACAATCCAGGATCGCGCTTCGTATATTGAATATGAATTCATGCATAATGAGCGTAAACTAATTGCTGATGCGTTCAATCTAGAATTCAACGAATTAGGAATGACTGCGCAAGTAGCAGGCGAAACTAGCATTAATATTGTACCAAATGGTAAAGACAAAGGTCAGATCATTCATGATTTTGACGAACAAACAATTTATTTCTTTGGTGATAATATGGAAGAAAGCGGTAATGATGCTCCACTTAAACAAGCCATAATTAACAGAAAGAACAAAAATGATAAATGCTTTACAGTAACTGGGTGGCAACATACGTGGGATCTATTACAGGAACTGTCTAAGCAAGGGTTATGTTATTAACTAACATAAATAATAGTATAATACTTATAAAAGTACACGTGGAATAAATAAATCATGGCAATTGAACAAAACGACCGATCATTTAGTAAGATTTTCAATGAAGTCGATATACAAACTATCCCTCCAAAATATATACAAGCAATAGTTCTTACATTATCATCTGGTGAAAAAGTAGAAATTTCAGATGTGATGCTAGATTCAATCGAATCAGCAGAAGACGTATTCGCAGGAATCGAAAGAGAAGATGTTACAAACGTAGACATCGCTCTTGATTATGAAGCAATTGAGTATGATGTAAGTACTGATGTGAAGAGTGTACTAGACGGGTTGTTCGGAACACACGACTGATAATGTAATCATGATGTATGACATACATGTCTTAACGGAAATAAAATGACAGAAAAGAAATTACCTTCAGATACATTTTGTATACTACCTTGGGTACATTTGAGTACTCGTCCCGATGGTAGCATGAGAGTATGTTGTACAGCAAACGCAAGTAGTGTTGGTGCAACAAATGATAAAGTTCATGGTGGTAGAGTTGGTATTGTTAAAACAGATGATGGTAAACCTGCAAACCTAAACAACAGTGATTTATCTAGTGCATGGAACAATAGTTATATGCGTGGGGTACGTCAACAGATGCTTGCAGGAGAAAAGCCAGCGAGTTGTTTGAAATGTTACAAAGAAGAAGATGCTGGACATCGTTCTAAGCGACAATGGGAAACAGAGTATTGGCAACGTGACGGCATTGATGTAGATCAACTTATAGCAGAAACACGAGAAGACGGTTCAACTGATTCAAAATTACGATATATTGATATCCGTATGGGTACTAAATGTCAACTTGGTTGCATTATGTGTAGTCCTCATGATTCATCTGGATGGGTGAAAGATTGGAACAAATTATATCCACAGGTTACAAATGAGTCACTAAAAGAAACTATGGCATGGGATGATAAAGGCAAGCAGTTTGGTGCTAATTATAACTGGCATAAAACCAACCCAAAGTTTTGGGATCAGTTATATGCACAAATACCCTTTATGCGTCAACTATACTTTGCAGGTGGTGAATCAACTGTCATAGAAGAGCATTATGAAATCTTAGATAAAGTTATTGAGATGGGTTATGCACATCAGATTGAGTTGCGTTATAATAGTAATGGTATTGAATTGCCTGATCGTCTATTAGAGCAATGGAAAAAATTCCAAAAAGTACGTTTCCACTATAGTATTGATAGTATTGGTGATATGAACGATTACATCCGTTACCCAAGTGAATGGTCGCATCAACTTGCAATGTTTGAGCGCCTTGACACACAGACATCTAACAACGTAGAGATAACCATCGCATGTGCAGTAAACGCACTTAACATTCATTACATACCAGACTTCCTTAAATGGAAACTTCAAGAAAGTGGACTAAAGAAAACAAACATGTGGCCCTTTGGTGCTGGTGGTATTAACTATCACTTTGTATACTGGCCAGGACACTTGAATGTTAAAGTACTACCAGATGAATTCATAGATAAAACAGAAGCGAAGTATGAAGAGTTTATTGAATGGTGGAAAGAGAATTGGGAACTAGGTGTTCCAAGTTGGCACAAGGGTAAAGTAGACTATCAGACATGGGAAGATGCTAACTATGGTATCAAGCGGTTACGTGGTATGATTAGTTTTGCTCGTAGCGAAGATTGGACTCAACGCATGCCCGAGTTTAGAGAATACATTAACAAATTAGACGATATACGTGGGACAGATTTCAGAACAACATTTGCTGATATGGCTTACTTATTAGATGAACCTACAGAGGACAACAATAATGTCGTATGATGTTATACCCGTATTAGTTGCATTAGAAGCAGAATTACCCTATGAATTACCAGCACCTTATGTTAAAATAGTAATGGGTGTCGGTAAGATCAAAGCGACAATTGCAGCGACAGAAGCAGCATTAAAGTATAATCCGCACACCATTATCAATATGGGTACTGCTGGCAGTTTAGATCCTAAGTTATCATTAGGTGTACATGAAGTTGGAAAAGTTGGTCAACGAGATATGGATGCTACACCATTAGGTTTCAAAATAGGACAGACACCATTCACTGGTGAATTATGGTTAGAATTAAAGAGTAGTGATATTTCATTGACTACTGGTGATAATTTTGTAACTAGTAGACCAGCATTGAGTAGTACATTAGTTGATATGGAAGCATACGGTATAGCAATGGTATGTAATAAGTATAAAATAATATTTGATTGCTACAAGTATGTATCTGACTTTGCAGACGAAGAATCAACCACAGACTGGGAACAGAATTGTGCAGATGGTGCAGATGAATTCATGAAGATATTATTAAATAGAAGAGAGTAAATAATGTTAGATGTTATAATGTTAGCGTATGGTGAAGTAAACGCTGATGAACATTTCAAACGAATACAGAAATTAGCACCTCATGCAAAACGTGTAGACAACGTTGTCGGAATTTTAGAAGCACATCAAGCAGCAGCAAAATTGGCAACAACAGATAATTTTTACGTGGTTGATGCTGATGCAGAGTTAGTTGATCATTTTGATTTCTCATTCACGCCTAGTATTATCAAAGAATCATATCCAGGTGTTAATGAATCAAGTTGTGTATTTGTATGGCAAAGTGTAAACCCAGTAAATGGTTTAATTTATGGCAATGGTGGGGTAAAGTTATTCCCTAGACATAAGTTACTGAATGCAACATCATTTCAAATAGATATGACAACTACAATTGATGCACCATTAGTAGTGATGCAACAAGTATCCAACATATCAGCATTCAATACAGATGCGTTTAGTACGTGGCGTAGTGCATTTAGAGAGTGTGTGAAGTTATCATGTGCACGTAATCCTGATATTGATACTAGATACAGATTAGATGTATGGTGTAATCGTGGTGATAGTAATACATATGGTAAATATGCGATCATGGGTGCTAGACAAGGTAGAGAGTTTGGTGTTCATTACAAAAATGATAGTACTAAGTTAGATAAAATAAACGATTATGAATGGTTAAA